AAATTGCACCCAAGGTAGAGAAGTAAAAATTCCTCTGATTGCGCGCAATCAGATTGAAAAATCAACTCTTCAAGAGTATAATTGCGCACACTAACCTGCCTATTAAGCAGGACCACCAGGTGCTTGGTGGTGTCTCTACAGGTCCCTGTAGAGCAAGGGGGCTCCTAAGAAGAAGAAACAAGTGAAATCTTCTCCTACTGAGGAGTACATGTGGGATTGCCCAGTCCGATTAGAAAATAGGGCCATCTGTTGCAAGTTAGGTTCAAGTCCTAACGAATCAGTATTTGCGCCAAAATCAGGGTTTGTTCGAGTATGCGAGAACCTTTTATTGAAGTAATAAGGTAACTCGAACAACGCAGATACTGTGTCCACAACAGCACCTCTTTCACCATAATCCACTAAAAGGGAATTGGGATTTGAGGTATTAGGGACAATAGACCATACCGTGTTGGAAGGATTAGTCAAAGAAACGATTTTCCTCCGTAACGAACCTCGCCAACCAACATACATTGCCATAATATATTCTTGGATAGGTGTGCGTTCAGATGTAATTTCTAAACGAGCTGGTGCTGTGTGTGTAATGGAAGAAATTTCAACTTGGCAGAGTGTATATCTTCGCAATAGTGTTCTAAGAGAGGGGACCACCTCTCCAAAAAACACTAAATTAGTGGCATCGGACATCACTATTGATTGATCACCGATAGGCTCAATGGGTGCGCCGCCAATGGGGGCATTATCTTGAGCATCAGTTTCAACTTCCATCACACTTTGTGGCTGGACTGCCAAATTGGAACTTCGGAATGTGATTCCATCCAAGCCCAATCGGGCACTAGGAACAGCAAATTCCATATCTGGGCCTCCTCTCTGAAACATATTTATGCTAACCGCATTTGCTAAAGAGGGATCGGGAGACGTGAGAGGTGTTAAAACCTCAACACGAATCTGCCCATTGCAACGGGCGGGATCACAAGACAATCCAGCACCAGCTGCTTTAGGAAAAGTTGTAGTTCCTATTTGGGGACTCTCTACTTTCAAGAAAGGCTCACGTGCATGCCATTGAATAGGAATCTCAAAGTCACGAGTATTCTCAAGATCGATGATTCGAGAATACACTTCATTCAAAGCTCCGCTGGCAACAGGGCCAACAGGGTCATAAGAAATACGAAGTTTGCCTCGATGCAGTGCTGAGGCAACTATTTGAAATCGAAAAATTAAGGTTCCCCTCCAGTAATCAAAAAGAAGTGCACAAGCACAACTGGGGGTTACCATTGATCGAAATGGCGTTACGCCACTATCAGTTTCAAAATAGGTTGGAGTGACATTTAGAGACATTAAAGTAGTTCCCGAAGTATCGGCTTCAGTCCAATCCACTTTATCAAAGAAAGATTCACGAGAAACAATTGATGAAATGGACATCTCATCAATCGGAGCTAATCCTACTGTCCTAGGATCTATTGTCAATTCACCTTTTACATCCATACCCAATCGCATAACAGGGTCGAAAGTATTAGTGGTAGACATTTCACCCATAAATCTTTCTTTGTAGATAGCACTGTTGGTAATAACTTGAGGTCTGGAAAATCCGAAAATTTTTGCAATAGTACCAATACCTTTGGCCGTTAATTCAGTGGCCTTGGCATAAGGAGCAAAAACTGGGATATCGGACATCCAAGAAGAAGCTTTAGCAACAGCGCTGGCTGCGGTGGAAACGGGTGCTTCAGAAAATTCCGACTGACCTACCCAACTTCCAAAATCCGCAGCTGTGGGTGTGCAAATGAGTGCATCCTCCATCCACGCATAGATCCTAATATTACAGGATCCTGCTGAGGAATTAGCATGACGCATTTGATTCATTGAGTGTAAATATAACCTACCCATATCATTTACTGATGTGGAATTTGTCAAATCAAGAAAATTCTCAGGACAGAAAAAAGGTAAGGTCATCTCACCACCCTCACTCAATGTTGGGTCTAAGAAAATGTGGGGCATTTGCGTAAGTTGCATCCTTCGGCACTCCGATAAGGGAGATGCCTTGGGATGCATAGATCGAGCTGCCCTAGGTTCATAAGCAAGAATGAACCTTCCAAACAGGAGAGGATTTCCAGTAATCACCGCACGCACTTTTAAATGCCCGCGTAGATGACGAAATCCCTCAATCCTACGTTTGACAAGGGGATCGTTAACAAATAGAACCCATGGATTCATTGTATTGTCAAGCATGTCTCCTATAGCCACATTTTCTTCGAAGATCTCCACTGGCCGATTCAAAAAAGAACCCAGTGGTGTATCAGTAGACTCACCGGTTTTATACGTTGATTCCAATTCACTAGTCATATGAACCCCGGCAGGGGAATCAGCGTGGGAAAAAGTTAAGGTTCCCACCTTTTGAGTTTGATCGGACTCCTCCGTTATATTAAATAATTTTACATTTTCAGAAGCATTCTATGTACAGAAAAGAGACAATGCTAGTTCACAGTTCCGGTTTTCCTAATATATATACGTATCACAAGCTATACACTGCACCTAAGAAGGAAGGCGCGTGCAAGTATCCAATATGAAAACGTCCTATTTTGGTTTATCCATTGTTGTACGGTAGGACCCGCACAGAGGGATGTCTATTATATGCCCGACCCAAGGGCAGTGACTCGTCTACGAGTATTTGGAGGCAGTCCGTGCGATCATAGTCGAATAATCTACAGTGATATCTCGACTCATGTGAATGATCGCATGCCTCTCCAGAATTTGTTTCATTTCAGCACGACGTTTTTCATAATGCGTGCGTCCATAGAAGGCCCATTCTCTCAAAGCTCCATCGATGTTCGCGACAGCAGCTTCTTCTGGTGAGAGCGCCTTAGAGTGTATTACAGCAAGGAGTGATTTCCAAATGGATGGTTCACTCAACCGTCCCACTCTGAACGCAAGTTCAGGTAGTTTGGTTGATTTGCGTTGCAAAAACACTAGGTCGGAAAGAGGTACAAATTTCTTTCCATCAGCATCCTTAATTCCAGGAGTGATCTTCAAATTGTATTTGGCCATATACTCGCGCATTGAGATGAAATTGAAACCGCTTCTCCAATAAGAGACAGTGTTGATAAAATCGTCACCGTAATTGATGTGGGAAACATATCTTCTAAAATCGCCTGGTTTGGAGGTAGGATAAATCGAGTAGAAAGCACATCGATTCATCAAACTATTATCCAAACTATTGACATTGACGGTAGGAGGAATACCTGACGGAGTTGAACCGTCTAGGGCATAAACCATACCGCTATATCCAGTTAAGGGACGAAGAAGGTCAGCCGGAATCATAGTCATCATAAAGAGATCCGAAGCTGAGTAATCACCAAGAGAAGCAATCTCAATCATGCAACGATAGGAGGCACCACTAATGTCAGGAGCCTTTCTAAGATCATATTTCGAATGATCTCCATCAAATGCAAGAGTAAATTTCTCAAGGTGTTGCATAAGCTCATCCCAATCAGGAGATAAACAATTGATTCCAACAGCACATTCACTCAACGAAGTAGTCATCTGCAGGATCCGAAACACAGGGGTAAAGTATTTGCGCACAATGAGAGTGCAACAAATTTCACCAACCATGAAAATACGAACTTTCTCCTTTTCACTGGGAGTTGGTTCATCTTTCGGACAACCCATAAAAAACCATGGTACTCGTCGGCCGGAAGCCAATCTTTCCATTTGGACTTTGACTTGATCCCAAATTTCGGGCATGAAGTTCTTTCGTTCTTCACCCATATCATTAAGATATGTCAAAATCCAAGCACGTTTACCGCCATTCCAGTTGATTCCCATTGAGGAACCCCAATTGATGGCGTCGACATGACGTAATCCACTTATGCCATTAAGCACCTCATCCCAAGAAAGGGGTTTGAGATCCTTCAACAAATACTTAGGAAGGTTCTTAAACGCGGACAAATAATCGTTGACCGCCCATTCAAGATGGGGTTGAGGTAACCCTGGCGTGGTTTGAAAAGAAAAAGCTGCCGATTTCGGCCACATGGATCTACCAAATCGAGGTTTTCCAAATGAGACCGAATCATACAATTTTTCAACGTCATCCGCTATTATCGTGGGGATGACATGGCTCTTGTAAAAAGCCGCTGTTTCACGTTCACCCTTGTACACAACGCCTTGATTGGCTATGTACGTGAGTGGGTCATTGGCTTGAAGCCATTCTATCTGATCCGATAGATGTCCAGAGGGCTCTTCATTGACCAAATGAAAAGACCTGGTTCCATTGATAGTGGGATTCCACTCGGAAGGTTCAGAAGCACTCAACAATGTATGGGGCTTATTCATCACAATTTCAAGAAATGATGCTACTTGCTTTTGCGATGGAATGTATGATACAGCACGAGTCAAATCCACCACCCGGCCTCCAAAGTGGATGCCCAATATGGTAGGATTTGATCCGACAGAACAATACACACCTCCACACAAACCTTCATAAGTTTGCTCCAACCATTGCCAATCAAGAACAATATTTCCCTTATCATCAGCTGTGACTTTACCTTCCAATAAAGGTCGGTCAATCACTTTACCCAACTGATCCTTGTGCAGAAATTTAGCTCGCACGGATCTCGGATTGATGTTAAAATAGGGTATCAAATTGCGCTTACTTCTAAAAGAAATGTAGGCAAATGCCATATCGGATTCATTTCCGCATTTGACAAAATTACCAGCGCTCACAACCACTATTTTAGAGGATGAGGGATTGTTACTGTCCATGATTTTCCAGAATTCAGTTTCACGTGGAATACTGTGAGCTGGAATCAAAGCACAATCAGTTTGGAACCAAAAGATATCTGAAAAGAATTGCCATTCATCTTTGGCATTTTTCCTAAACAACATAGACAAATTCTTTTTGCATATTTCTTGCAATTGAATGTCAGTCATTGTTTTGTTATCAACAGTCATGTAAGTCTTGACTACCGATTCTTTCCAAACATCACGAACGTTATTACGTGCCAACAAATCTTCCTCTGTGAGTCCCATAAAGTTTTGCATCTGAATGTCAAAAGGTTCTTCAGGGGGAGGAACCGATTCCTTAGCCGCTAGAGACGCGGAAGAAATTGGGGTTGGCACAGAAACACATTCTTGTTCTGGCAATGAATTTTTCATTAGGAGAGTGCGAACCAACATGATGGCACTTCCTGCTACTACACCAAGGCTGATAAATTCTAAAAGACCTTTAATGTAGGGGTTGTACTTGTCGCGATGTACTTCGGCAACATCAGCAATGGCTGTGCGGCGAACGGAGATGGTGTGATAAGCAGATTGTCTTAACAAAAGGGCGTACCCTGATGCATAAAACCACATTGCAAATCCACCAGCCATAAGAAGAACATCATGTGAGCCTCCCCTATATCTTTGGAGCAAGCCAAGGACCAACAAAGTCAGTCCCCTCGCTCTATAAGAATGGGTTGCTCTAAGGCGACGATATATTTTAACGTCCTGCAGTACAGGTGCAAGACGACGGACAAAGCCAGTATCCCACAAGGAATCGGGTAGCCAATACCACCATTGTAAGCAGTCTTCTGTGCTCACATGATTAATTAGCGTAGAAACTACCGATTTCACGGCAGTCTCCCAACCCAAAAGGCGCCCAATCCAAGTGCCGATGAATGGAAATTCTCCGACACGCTCTAAGGCTGCCTTCTTTGCTCCCTTGTATATAGCACTCGATATCCAAGTTGTAATAACTGGGACACTTTGGTGCTGAATTGCCCGCTCCTCTTCGGGAACGGGTTCAGGGGGGGTGTGGGGCTCGTACCAAGTACGGCGTCTTCGATGGCCAAATATGATTCCATCGGCATTCGGGCGACGTTGGTCGCTTCTGGGGGGGCGTCCAAAACCTCGTCCTCGGCCACGGCCTCTGCCAGTGGCTTCACGAGATCGGACGCGAGAGAGCATGCGATCAGTGGTTGACCCACTGGAAGCTGAACTCCCTGATTCCGAAGAAGAATGAATCTTATAATCGGGATCGGGTGGAGATTCCACCTCAACCTCATCTTTGCAATTTCCGCAACGACAGGTGACTCTTCCGCAGACTTCACATTTAGTATAGGAAGCATTATTAATGCGGGATAGATGCTCTTTTTGCTGTGAATCATGTTCGGCCATGATTAATTCCATGAAGTATAGGAAATCTCTGGCATTCAATTGTTCCAGAACCCGTGTTTGATCCGTTGCCGGATCTACCCAAGTTTTAGGAACATACCCAGTTTTCACTGGTGCATTCACTGTGAAGAGATGAACATCATTGATCTGATTGTTCGCAACCCAAAGGTGTTTGGGATTCTCTTCGAATAGAGCAGTATCAATTCCACCAACTGAATTACGATATTCAGACCGCACTACAACATCTACCAAAATGATCCTTCTTCGAACGGAATCTGGATCAACAGAGATGGCATCAATGTGCATGTGACGGTTATTGGTGGAACCGATTACCATTTTTAAGTCAGGCATGACTTTCCCTTTTGAATCCACTTCAGCTTTGTTAGCAACAAAGGGAATATTGTTGCATGCTTGAAGGGCGGCAGCTATACCCATTGAAGGGTCATAAGCTAGTGGTCGATTTGCTACATCATCAAAAATAAGAATCAGCGTTGCGTTGGTCACCTGAGAATGATATTTATCATCTGGTGTTATCGATCCAACCAATGCTGGTTCATAATCAATTCCCAGCATTGCCAATCTAATCTTGATGAGAGCGTTCATCAGACCACTCTTCCCACACCCAGGGGCACCATGCAATATGATACCCACAGGTTGGGGTACGAGCTCTCCAGCTCGCCTTCCAAGGGCTAGTTCAAATCTCCATTTATTCAACATACAGAGACGATCAGAGAAAATCTTACGCTGATATGAACCGCCTGGGGCAGTAGTGCATGCCACGGTATAGGCTCGAATGGCAATGTCGATTTCACCCATTAGTTCCCCCCAACAACCACCGTTTTTATTAAAATCGCCGGTGATGACGGAGGGCATAATGTTGCGAATACTTTCGTATTGCGTGTCCAAACGAGCAGACATTGTCTTCTCGTAAAAGAAGGGTAAGCAATTTCCAGCTTCCCAAGACGCAATAACGCTTTCGACAAAATAATTTAAAGCCATAGCGACTCCATCCACTATACTACTGACATCAGAAAATTTGTCAATTGCAGTTAAGCGGAAGATCCGAATGGATCTAAGATGGAGATCGCTCCAAGTGGGAGGAGCAAAACCCAAAATGATGGCAATGGAAAGCAAATTTCCAACATGGCCAAATAAGGGAGCATCCTTGCACTGACGCCAATTATCCATGCAATACCGAAATGAGGCTAGGAAACCACCACCCTCGTTGTTGAGGGCAGCAGTAGAAGTCTCAATGGATTCCTGGATGTCTGGCTGATCGGAGTGGAGATTTCCAGCAAAGAGTGACATAAGAGAAGATTGATATCCACGAAAGGATTCTGGAGTCTCATCAAATGTTTGTGGCTGGACACCACTCATGAGGTTAGCAAATAAAGATTGATGCCAATTCCTTACAGGGGAACCATCAAACTTAGTGCTATTGGGGTTTATAACAGAATAGCCGGTTTTGTCGTTTTCAAGACGATCAAGAGCTTTTCTGCTTATGACAATGCCTTTTTCATTACGCACAATCATGGCGGGGTATAAACCAAACCCCCGTTTCTGAAGAACATAAGATTGAATACAAAGAGAGTATTCATCATTTTCCCATGTCCAAAAATGGCCAACAATAGTTTCTTCAACAATTTGTCGAGACCAATTTTCTTCAGAAATGTTTTTTGCCACAGCTTGCTTTTTAATACAAGCATGTGGATCGGCAACATATTGACCGAAAATAGACTCCAAATCCTTTTGATTTGGAGTACGCACTGGAATATTGTGATTGTGACTCACCAGTGCAGGATAGTAGACATAATCACCATCCTCGGGCTCAAAAGTGATTTCCTCTTCACCACCCAACTCACTCAAAGCAGCATCAAGCTCCCTTTCAATTTCATAATCGGAGTTGGTAAATAAAGTGGAAATCTCTTCATCGGTATAATCAAAGAAATTCTCTTCATCAACAATTTCCTTAATTGGGGGAAGTGATGAGCCGTATCCAAGACTGCGCTCAGCACTTTCCCTTTCTCGTATATTATTAAATGATTGCATGATATTAGACTGAAAATAAGATATTATAAAAGATGTTCATAATTTTGTTAGTTCAGTAATCGAAAAAAGAGATAATAATGTCGAGGGGTTGATTCAGGTTTTTAATAGTTGAATTTCTATAGATGACACGATCCCTCGTTACAAACAGCTTGACTGCTTGAACCCATTTGATTTAGTCGAACCACAATTGTCTTTGTGGTCGTTCATCCAATAACTAAATGAACTATTGTATATCGGCACTTCACTTGAAGTCCGCTTTAATGAATTTTATAGAGGTTTGAAACTCTAGAACGTTAACAACCGAAGTTGATAAAGTAAACTCTTATTTTAGAAAAAGATTACACTTGAGTCACCAATTAAGGTGGAAAGTTGGAGTGGTTAATTCCAACAATAAAATACTCAATGAATGCAAAATTTTAATTTTTACTGAGATTCATTAGTTGTAGTTATCTGGCAGTTTTTGAGGACATATAATAACAAATATAAATTTTTATTACCAGATAGATTTAAATGTTTAAAGACCCGACAGGGGTCTACAAATAATAAATTAATACAAAATAAATAAAGCCAATAAGGCTTCTTCTCTACCAATAATATATATGTACAATCTCTCAATGAGGAGAGACGGTAGAGGAAACAAGATAAATTGTAGTTACAAGGCGCC